GTTATCCCCAACCGCATCTACGGCGGGAAAGTAATTGAGAATGTTTGCCAAGCCTTAGCCCGAATAGCTATTGCTGAGCAGATGTTAATGATAGCGAAGAAGTACAAGGTCGTTATGACGGTGCATGATGCTATCGCTTGCATAGTACCTGAAAGCGAGAAAGATACTGGGCGTGAGTTCGTAGAGTTGTGCATGCGGATTCGGCCTAGTTGGGCTCCTGACTTACCACTTAATTGTGAATCTGGAATAGGAGTACGTTATGGAAGTTGTTAGATATACAACCCCTGAAGATTCACAAGCGTACAGGGTAAAAATTACGGTACGCAATAATCTTTTGCTTACAGCAATGGAGCAAGCGGGGTACAGGTATGTTGCAGAGTTTGCTAGAGAAATTGGGTACCAATCTAGTCGGGTGGGCGATCTTATTGGGTTACGAGAAGCACCCATAAAAAAAGACGGTGCTTTTAGTGACATGGCTAAAAAAATTATGGAAGTTTTAGGGGCCGCACCAAGCGATCTTTGGACTACCGAACAATTAAACATGCGCCTCGAAAAAAATGTTTGGGAAGATAAATACACCACAGATACGGTGAAAGCAATTCTTGGGGGTAACATAGCACAGCTAGAAGGTGCGGTTTACGAAAGCGCCGAGAAACCTGAAGATCAGCTAAATAAAAAAGATCTTAGGGCTATGCTACTGCAAGGGTTAGAGAGCTTAACCCCAAGAGAGAAACAAGTTGTGCTTCTTAGGTTTGGACTTGACGAAAGTAGAGAGCATACCCTTGAGGAAGTTGCGCAAGTAATGGACATCACAAGAGAACGAGTGCGACAGATTGAAGCAAAGGCGTTTAGAAAGTTGAGAGACCCATCAAGAACTTACCTTTTCAAAGATCATGCGGAAGATTTACTTAGTTCAAAGAAATACAGACCCTTTTGGATGGAGGAAAAAAATGAAGATAGCCCAAATGATTGATTACGCCCCGCACCTTGAAGAACTCAAGAAACTACTGCGGCAAACCCACGACTTAGTTAACGACCACAAATACAAGGAAGCGGAAGAAGCGGCACTCAAGATGACCGTTGAAGCCAAACTATTACTTAATGCAGTGAAGGCGCAGAAATGAAAATACCCCCGTGGTCGTTCAGTAGCATCAAAGCGTTTGATCAATGTCCGAAGAAGTACTACCACTTAAAGGTCGCCAAGGATTACAAAGAACCTCTGACCGATGCCATTACCTACGGCTCGGAGTTTCACAAGGCGGCTGAACTGTATATCAAAGAAGGCGTGCCCCTACCCCCACAGTTTAACTACGCCAAGGGGGCGCTGGACAACCTGAACCAACTACCGGGTGAGAAGTTATGTGAATATGAGATGGGCTTGACCGAAAATCTCGACCCATGTGGTTTTAGGGACGAACAAGTTTGGTGGCGTGGCATTGCCGACTTGATTATCCTTGACCGGGAAAAGGGCGAAGCACGGGTGCTGGACTACAAGACCGGAAAGAGTGCCAAGTATGCCGACACCGGACAGCTAGAACTGATGGCCCTTGCTATCTTTAAACACTTTCCTGAAGTTAGAAAAGTTAAGGCTGGACTATTATTTGTTATTGCGAAACAATTCGTGAAGGATAATTACAACATTGATGCCGCACCAACCATGTGGCAGAAATGGTTGCGAGACCACGACCGTATGCGGTTTGCTTATCAGACAAATGTTTGGAACCCAAGACCCTCGGGCCTATGCAAAAAGCACTGCGTAGTGGTCGAGTGTCCACACAACGGAGGGCACATGTGATGCCATACAAAAACCCAAAGAAAGATCGGAACTACAAAAAGGAATACGAACTACAAGTCAAGCGTGGTGACATCGATGAGAAGATCGAACGACAGCGTGCAAGACGGGCTATTGACAAGACTGGTAAAGATGCCAACGGAAACGGCAAGGCCGATAAGCGTGAAGGCAAAGATGTTAGTCACAAGAAGCCACTGAGTAAGGGCGGCACAAACAAGGACGGTTATTTTATTGAAAGCCGTGCAAAAAATAGGGCACGCAATTACAAAAAGTAGTGTAAGATTGCAGTTCTAGCAGGGGCGAACTCGCCCCTCGCAAATGTCATTTTGGAGAATTGATGGAGATCATCGACAACAAAGCATTGTTGTTGCGGGTCAAGGAACCCGGACGCATTACCACTGTTATACCTAAGAGTAGGGAACTCCCTAACAACCAAGTCGTTGTTAAATGGGGCTTGGACGAAGCACAGGTGTTGCGCAATTTAAAGATAAAAAATGTCCCCTCCCCGATACTCGGGCAGTACGATTGGCCCGGTCAGTATAAACCTTTTAACCACCAACGCACGACTGCGGCGTTTCTTACATTAAACCGTAGAGCGTTCTGTCTCAACGAGCAGGGCACAGGCAAGACCGGATCGGTTATATGGGCGGCTGATTACTTGATGCGGCATAACCGTATTAAGCGTGCGCTAGTGATCTGCCCGTTATCAATTATGGATTCGGCTTGGCGTGCTGACTTGTTTAAGTTTGCCATGCACCGGACAGTGGACATCGCATACGGTGCGGCAGATAAGCGCAGGGCGGTGATCCGTGGACATGCTGAGTTTGTCATCATAAATTATGACGGGCTTGAGATCGTCGCAGACGAAGTAGCCCGAGGTGGTTTTGACCTGATCGTAGTGGACGAGGCCAATGCTTATAAGAATGCACAGACCAAACGATGGAAGGTGCTGAACTCACTGCTTACACCTGACACTTGGCTTTGGATGTTAACAGGCACCCCTGCGGCACAGTCGCCCGTGGATGCGTATGGCTTGGCTAAGCTGGTCAACCCGACAGGTGTGCCTCGGTTCTTCACGACATTTAAAGAAATGGTGATGGCAAAGGTAAGCCAGTATCGCTGGATACCAAAAGAAAATGCCACGCAGACGGTGTTCAACGCACTGCAACCCGCCATCCGCTACACCAAGGACGAGTGCCTTGACCTACCGGAAATGACTTACACCAAGCGCAAGGTCGAACTGACCAAGCAACAACAGAAGTATTACGACATCCTGAAGAGCCGGATGATTATGCAGGCGGCGGGGGAAGAAATTACCTCGGTCAATGCGGCTGTCAATATGAACAAACTCCTCCAAATATCTTGTGGTGCGGTGTATGCCGACACAGGAGAAGCAATCGAGTTTGACATCAAGAATAGATACGCCGTACTAAAAGAAGTTATAGATGAGTCATCCCAAAAGGTTCTGGTCTTTGTCCCGTTTAAGCACGCCATCGACATCATCACTCAGAAACTTTTAGCCGATGGAATTTCTACAGAAATAATCCGGGGTGATGTATCAGCAGGCCGACGCACCGAGATCTTTAAGCAGTTCCAAGAAACGCCGCACCCCGAAGTGCTGGTGATCCAGCCACAAGCCGCCGCCCATGGTGTGACCCTGACTGCGGCAAACACGGTGGTGTGGTGGGGGCCGACTTCCAGTCTTGAGACTTACGCACAGGCCAATGCCCGAGTGCATCGATCAGGCCAGCGACACCCGTCAACAGTGGTTCAGTTGTATGGATCTGGTGCTGAGAAACATGTTTACACATTACTTGATAGTAAAATTGATGTTCACACAAAAATTGTTGAACTTTACAAGGATATACTTGCCTAACACACAAAACAGCATTATAATAAAAATCCCTTTCACAAGGAGCGAGTTATGACAGAAGAAGCAAAACCCCCCGTACCCGTTGAAAAACTGGTCAAGGTCTATCTCAAAATGAAGCAAAAGCGTGCGGAGATCACTGCCGCTTTTACCGAGCAGGACGAGAAGATCAAATCACAGATGGACAAGGTTAAGTCTGCATTGCTTGAGTACTGCAAAGACCAAAACCTTGAAAGTGTACGAACGACCGAAGGTCTGTTCTACCGCACCGTAAGAACAAGCTACTGGACAAGCGATTGGGAGTCCATGGGCAAGTTCGTTGTTGAGAACAATGCACCCGAATTGCTGGAGAAGCGGTTGCATCAGTCCAACATGAAGCAGTTCTTGGAAGAGAACCCCGACCTGCTACCACCGGGGCTGAATGTGGATAGCGAATACACCATAACCGTAAGGAGAAAGTGATGAAGAAAACCGTCGCCGCTTTATTTTCCGTTTTTGTTGCAAGCTATGCCAATGTAGCTTACGCAAATTGTTCCACGAATACATACATAGTTAATGGCAAGGTCATGGTATGTACAACATGTTGCTACTACGGCAACTGCACCACAACTTGCAATTGAGGAGGAAGTGATGGCAGAACTAGATAAGTTTGTGCCGATTGAGGATTTAGCAAAACATTTTGTGGTGTCTGTCTCGACTGTACGCACATGGGTACGGCAGGGGCACATTCCCACGGATACTTATCTGAAGATCGGCAATACCTACCGTTTCAACATACCCAAAGTTATTGACGCTTTGACGGGCAAGAACGATGGGCGTGCAGAACGAATCCCAAAAACTGATAGTAGTTCCCCCAAAAAAGAAGACAAGGTGCCTGAGCAACTTGAACTTGATTTTGGCAACCCTGACGAAGACGCTTAAGGAGAATCCCCATGTCTGAAATGACTCTGTTTAAAAACAACAAAGCCGCCCTTGCTCTGCTGGGTGATATGCAAGATAACCTGACCGATACGCTGGCTGGATCATCCGGCGGTTCAATGAATCGTCGCATTAGTATTAAGGGCGGTGTGTTTCGTGAAGTCATCAATGGCAAAGAAGTTCGTGCAAACGAAGATCGTTCGATGAATGTCGTCCTGATCAATGCCGCACCGATTAGCCGTATGTATTTTGCTGGCACCTACAACGAGGGCGAAGTTTCCAAACCCGTGTGCTGGTCGAGCGATACGCAAACGCCTGATCCCAAAGTACCCGAGGATCAGCGCCAGTCTGCACGGTGTATGGACTGTAAACAAAATATCAGGGGTTCTGCCTCATCGGGCGAAGGCCGTGCTTGTCGCTTCCAACAGCGTGTAGCAGTAATGCTTGACGGTCAACTCGACAACGGGGAGATCTATCAACTTACGCTCCCATCAACTTCTGTGTTCGGTGATGGTGAGAAAGGTAAGATGCCACTGCAAGCCTACGGGCGTTATCTCAAGGCACACAACACGCACGCCATCTCCATTGTTACTGAGATGCGGTTCGACACTTCAAGCCCCACGCCGAAGCTGGTGTTCAAGGCTGTGCGTCCCTTGGAAGAAGAAGAACTCAAATCGGCTATTGCCATGAAGGATCATCCCGATACGGTTAAGGCAATTACCTTAAATGTGTCTCAAATGGATGGGGTTATCCCTAGTGGTGAGCCGAAGCAACTCTTCAACGAAACAAAAGAAACTAAAGCGGAAGAAGCTAAACCGCAAAAGGAAGAAGTCGAAGAGGTTGCTGAGCCGAAGAAAGTAACCAAGAAGACCGCCGCACCTGTAGAAGAAAAGGGTGACTTGTCTGATATTGCTGGGGACTGGGACGATTGACCCCACGGGGGAAAGTGTAAGTGAGATTCAGTTGTTTCAACGCATACTGTCACACACGAGTACCCCACCAATAAGTTAAACAGCGACTAGCCCGACGGGGTGAAAAGAGTGCAGGCCGCACGGCACTCCTGTCGCTGGTTTCTTTGCGTGCGACTAGAAGGCGGCTATGAAAACGAGAGAATTTTTACAAGCGGTACTAGGGGATGAAGGGCATTACTGTATTGTTGGCATCAAGGCCAAGGAAGACAAGCGTGTTCAGAAATTCTATTCAGACTTAGAGTCTGCCGTTCTCGTAGCCTACAACTTAGACCAAGAGGGGTATGACGCTTACTATGCGTTAGCAACCTTTGAGACGGATGAAAGCCGTAAGAACGACAATGTAAAGCAACTCCGGTCGTTCTACCTTGATCTTGATTGTGGGTTATCGAAGTCGTATCAGACACAAGCCGAGGCGCTGACCGGGCTACGCATGTTCTGTAAAGATCTTAATTTGCCGAGGCCGACAATGGTCAACTCCGGCAATGGCATCCATGTGTACTGGGTGTTGAAAGAACCTGTACTACGGGCAGTATGGCTACCCGTAGCAGAGAAGCTAAAGAACAAATGCCGTGAGTTTGGCTTGCACGCTGACCCTGTGGTTACTGCCGATTCGGCTAGAATACTACGGGTAGTAGGCACACATAACCACAAAAGCGACCCACCGAAGTCTGTTGATTTGATTGGTTCGCCCGGAACGCCCGTGTCGTTAGAAGAGTTCAGCGACATGCTAGGCACCGATGTGATCCCTGCACCTAAGAAGTTTGTACCCATGGAGCGGGACGCCATCATGGAAGCCCTGTCGGGTAGCTATACGAGCAACTTCCGAAACATCATTGAGAAGTGCAAGGCAGGTACGGGCTGTGAACAGATATGGTACGCCGCCAATAATCAAAACGAGACTGACGAGCCGTTGTGGCGTGCCACGCTATCCATTGCGAAGTTTTGCGAAGACGGTGCCGAGATGGTTCACAAGGTATCTCGCAAGCACGAAGGCTACACAGTAGAGAAGACAAATGAAAAGGTTGCCTTAATTAAAGGCCCATACAAATGCCAAACCTTTGATGAATACCGACCGGGTATCTGTCAAAAATGCCCCCACTGGAATACTTTTAAATCCCCCATTGCCTTGGGTAAAAAGGTAAAAGAAGCTGAAGAAGATGCAATCGTTGTGCAACCACTACTGGATGTACCAACTGCGCCACCACAGCAATTCGTCATACCAAAATATCCTGCACCGTATTTTCGTGGAAGCGGCGGCGGGGTGTTCAAGCGGGTTCGGGTTGCTGATGAGGAAAGAGAAGTACCTATTTATCACAATGATTTGTATGTAGTACGACGCATTCGTGATCCTGAAATTGGTGAGTGTGCAGTGGTGCGGTTGCACCTACCCCGAGATGGGGTACGAGAGTTCACAGTTCCTTTAACAGCGGTTGGGTCAAAAGATGAGTTTCGTAAACATCTGGCGGCGCATGGCGTAGCAGTAATAAAAATGGATGAACTTATGGCATACACAAACCAATGGATCAATGACCTACAAATGAAGACCATAGCAGAAGAAGCACGCAGACAATTTGGCTGGACAGACGATGATGCTGATACGGGCATGAACTCGTTTGTGGTCGGCAACATGGAAGTCTTTAAAGACCGGATTGAGGTTAACTCTCCATCTTCTAAAACACTGGATTTGTTTCCAGCGTTTACCCCCAAGGGCACCCTTGAGATGTGGAAAGAAACCATGGAGTTTTGGAATCGGCCCGGTATGGAGATGCACCAGTATATGGTCGGCTTGTCGTTCGGTGCCCCGTTGACTCCCTTCTTTGAAAACATGCACGGTGCGATCTTTCACATTCACAGTAAAGATTCCGGGCTTGGTAAGACCACAGCGATGTTTGCCGGAGCCTCTGTGTGGGGAGATCCCGACCAGCTAGTGCTTCAAGAGCGAGACACTTACGCTTCCAAAATGAACAGGGCAGAGATTTACAAGAACCTCCCGTTCTACATGGATGAGATGACCAACACCCTGCCGAAAGATCTGAGCGACTTTGCTTATCAAATTCCAAGCGGTATGCAACGAAACCGAATGGGGCCAAAAGGTAATACGGAACGCCGCCGTGGCGCACCGTGGCGAACACTGGTTGGTTCCACGGGAAACACCAGCATGGTTGAGCGCATCAGTACATATAAGGCAATGCCGAAAGCGGAGGCCCAGCGGATTTTAGAAAGTCGTGCCAAGGTGGTGGATACAGGAGACAAGTCCGAGACCGACGAGTTTAGCCGCAAAATTATGCGGTGCTACGGACACGCTGGTGTCGTGTTCATACAGTATCTTCTTAACCATAAAGAAGAAGCACGAGAGCTTTTACTTAACACGCAAGTTAAGTTAGATAAGGCGGCAGGGCTGGCAAAAGAAAACCGTTACTGGTCTGTGTTGGCGGCAGGGCCGATAACCGGGTTGATGTTGGCTAAGCGTGCGGGGCTGATTAACTGGCAGATTGCACCGATTGTGAAGTACATCCTCAGCGTTATGGACAATGCCCGGGAGACCCTTACAGGCATGGGCGGCGATGTTCAAAGCATCCTGACCGACTACTGGGCCGAGCATTACAACAATGTTTTGCGTATCAAAAGCACGGACAATCGGCATTCGGACAACCCGACAGGGCTGGATCACCTTGTTCAGCCGGAAGCAACACCCCGTGTGCAGATGGTGGCCCGGTACGAATACGATGTTAAGAAGCTGTACCTCTTACCCAA